CCACCATATTTGTCCCAGTCAATGATTGCAACTCGTGCTGTTTTACTTTCTGTGATTACTTGTTTGGCAAACGCTGTTGCGTCGGCGCCACGTTTGGCTTCTGATTCACACTTGGCTCTGAATCCTTTTTCTGGCGTGTCGACTCCGTATACACGAACTGCCATCTTAGGTTTAAGAGGAGCAGGCAAAAATGGGGCTCTAAACTCTATTGTGTCACCGTCGATTACGCGAGTAATCGTAAAGTCGTATAACTTCATTTCTGGCGACTTCTTTTGTGCATGACCGCCTGTAGACGCAACTAAGACTGCAATTAAAATTAATATTTTTTTCATACAGTTATTTATTAACAGTTAAGTTTCAAGTCTTCATTGAGCAGAATAAGGCACAAGCTCTGTTAATAAGCCAGTTACTGATATGTACCAGCTTCGTAGTTCCAGTGACGGTTGTCGTAAAAGTTAAAGTGTGCGCATACACCGAACACAGATAGTTGAATGTCTACGCCTGCGTGATCTCGACGTGTGGTCCAAAGAAAGTCAAATCCAATTAGAGTTTCAGTGGTGTGCAACTCTAGTTCAATGCTCTTGTTTTTAAACGGAGTAGTCCAAGTCCGGCTCCAAAAGTTTTTAAACTCTCGAGTCAGCGGTGCAAAGTCAAAGCCAAAGCTGATCATTCGTAAGCCTCTTGCTGAATAATCATGTGCTTGCCAATTTCAAACAAACCAACTGCTGTAGGCAAGTCCGCAACCATGCTGTGAATTTGTGTGTCGCCATCTGAGGTCACGCTGGTCGCAACAAATTCAATGATCTCACCTGCTTCAACTTGTTCGCGCATTTCGCCAAGTACTTCAAGCAAGTCAGCTTTAATGCGTTCACGTTCACGAGCGCCGGGTACAATGCTTACAATCTTTGTCTTGTCGGTCATACATTTTCCTTTTTGTGATCGTCCATCATCTTGATAAGCGGGTCGTGTTCGATAATCAGCAAACGTTGCGGTAATCTAATTGCTACCTTGCTGTTGTCTAAATATAAATTTCCGCTGTCAATACGTGTTACTTTACAAAGTTCAATGAGCGGGCTGTTGCCGCGCATTACAGGCCGTGCTACAGTGCAACCTAATGTAAAAGTAAATCCTTGTAAGTCTGTCATACTGTTCTCAATGAGTTAAATTCATGACCATGTATTCTTCATCTGTTACGTGAGCAATGGGTTTGAGCCAGCCAGCATTGATTGCAGTTATAAGAATGGCTTGATATTCAGTTGGGCAACTGTTGCTGATTTCAAATCCAGCACGTGGTGTAATCGTGAACTGGTCAACGATTCGAAAGTGCTTGTGGCCCGGGCGTAGTGCTTTTGTCATTTTTAGGTTCTGGGTTTAACTTATCACGAGCCATTGCACGTTTGCTTGAAAAGCCAGTCATTTGGTAACTTCCTTCTTCATACGTTCTTTCCATTCGAGTGCATCTTCTTCGTAATCAAAATGCGGGCTCAGTTCCAAGTTGTGATCATCGTCATCAACCCAAACATAAACTTTATTGTAGTCATCACATATTAGAATCATTTTTAATCCTGGTGTTGCGCTTTAAGTGCCGTCTTTTAGCAGTCTCCAAAATTTCTCTTGGGGTGTTTCTGTCCATTCAAAGTATAAACTGTTCAAGGGCGGGCGACCTGTACTGGCATCATACAAACGGCGATGCTGTATGTATTGACTGAGCCATACTAATTTACCACTGGTCACTTTAGTAGGTAACCATGCAAATTTAGTATTTTCCACTAGCTAATACAATCTTGCAAATGTGCTCTAGTCGTTCAATGTGTTCGTATGCACGCCACGGGCTAGTATCAATAGCAACTACACCGTGGCCTTTGATACCTACAATGTCATAAGCAATATTGCCATCGTCGTCTAACTGTAAATTCTTATGACATTGATCAGCAAGTTCTTGACTGATAGGAGCAACATCGCCTACATTGGGTGCTACTCGAGTGTAGCGATTCAGTTCAGGAAACGCATCGCTGATAGTGCTAAGGTCGATACCAGCATGCATGGCTGCAATACAGTAAGTGGGATGAACGTGTACAATTACACGAACATCGTCCTTGTGTTGTCCCATTTCTTTTTGTAAGCCAAAATGCAAAGGAATCTCACCGCTGGGCTTTAGATTCTTACTGATATCAGTGTACTCTAACTCTTGCCAAGAATAACCATAAATGCCAATGCTGTGTCCGCTGTTGATACATTTATCAATACCAATCTTCTTAAACTGGTCCGGCTGCATTGTTTGCTTACGAACACCGCTTGGCGTAATATAAAAATGATCACGGTCGTGGTGACGAATACTTACATTGCCATCACGACTAGTAATCCAGTTACGATTATATGCATCTTCTAACACTTCGCAGATTGTTTCTAGCATTGTTTATGCTCCGTAATAGTTGTCATTGTTTAGATTGTCTTGTTCGGCCAGGTTAGGAGTATTCCAAACATTACGAGCATTCCATTCTTTTACTTTTTGCAATCGTTCAGCGTCGGTCAACTCATAACATCTAGGGTTACGGTCTGGTTGACGCAGTGCTTCTATGCCACGTTGAATTAAATTCATTCTTTAACTTCCGTTAGTTTGCTGGCGCACTGGCCTTGCGAATCGTAATTCGTAATGCTGTGATCATTGCGGCGACAATCACTAAGGGGATAGCCGCTGTGGCAATTACTTCAAATTCAATCATTTTTAACTCCAAAATATTCTTTAATCTTTGTTTCCATCTCTGGCCAAGTCAATTCCATGCTGGCATTGATCTTGTTGAGTGTTTCGGCTACAATCAACTCGGTGAGTTTTTGTGTAAATGCGTCTGCTGTACGAACATCATCATCCAACGACCAGTAATAGTCAGATGCTTGTTTTTCAAGTTGTTGGATTTGTACGTTCATTCGCAATCATTCCCTTCATCACCGTCGGGATTCTTAGCAGCTTCTAACATACGAATAAGTTGATCAACCCCAGCGTTGTTCATTGTTACTGTAGTCTGTGGGTAGTCGCCTAACGACAATGTAACCTTGCCTTCTTCTGTTTTACCAATGCGGTATGCAACAGGATCGCGCTTTGGAACTTCAACTAGCGGCACTGGATTTGCATATTCCTTATCCATATACTGCTCTACTTGTTCTTTGCGTGATTTAAAAAAGTTAAAATCAAATATCATTTTTGGTACCCCATATAAATTTATCCATTGCCCAATACGTCAGCAGTGCCCATCCTTGAAAGTAAGAACGTTCAAATGCAAGGATGAATTCTCCATCAACTTTGAGCCATTGTGCAATAAAATTGCCAAACGTCAATCCCAGAAAAACCAATAGTGCTTTCATTCTTCGCTCCACTCGATAGTTACACGAAACGTTCCACGCAGAAACCCATACTCATCACGTGGAATCTCGGCTACGTTATCCGAAAGTGCATCGGCAATGTGACCTTCTAAGTCAATTAGTGATTCGTCGCTGTAATGCTTGTCAAAAATAATCATGTTACTTCCTTAAACTTTTTACTCAAACGCTCAAACTCAGCCTTCTCTGCTTCCTCACGTTTACGGATATGTTCAGCTTGTTCAAACAAACGCTGTTTCAGTTCAGCATCGTTTTCTTCTCGCTCAACATATAGCTCAAAGCGTGGTGTTGGATCATTATCGTACTCGTAATAGAAGTTTCGGTTATAATCAAGCCGTGCATCGGGGCCGTGTTCTTGGATCATTGCCTGTACACGTTCCAGCACTGTTGATAGTGTACCTTCAAACTCCCAGGTGGAGACATCGTCCACCATTTCATTAATCTTTCTACGTTCGTTCATTTCATGCTCACTGTAAAAGGCACTTCGGCAAAAACCAAGTACCATGCGAAAAAGATTCCCATGCTAATGAAGTTTGTAATCATTCGGACCATGACCGAGTTCTCTGCGCCACCAATGGTATATCGGCCACCGTGGTTAAGCCACATGATAAACCATGATGCTGTTACTGCCAGCATCATAATAACCAAACAAACCCATCCAAATACTGCCATCATAGTTCAACGCCAAAATGTTCTTTGATCTCATCAATAATATGATTCACGTCATTAGGCAGAGCCCAATCAAATGCTGCACGGTCTTGGGCTATGCTTATGCATTCACGTACAATCGCTTCAACAAACTGCGTTACTTCTGCACGTTGGACTGGACCAATATTGTACAGATTTGCAATGCGTTCGTTTTGATCAGCAAGCTGTTTAACCAATGCTTCATTCATCGTGTAATCCTGTATCCTACAATCCACAAGTCAATTCGAGCAAACCAATTGCCGCTATTCTTACCGAAGCCAATTCTAAGCATTCGGTCATCTTTATCTAGTAAGATTTTAGTCAGCGTCATGTTCCGGAACTTCGCTTAGAATGTCTTCACACATAGCCAAGCCACGTTCCCAACGTGCCATCATTTCACGGAAGGCAGCAATATTCTCACGATTGTGAAATACATCGCCACTCCAAACTGCGGCGTCGATTTCGTCCATTGGGCCATCTTCGAGGCGTGTGTAATGTTGTGTTGTCATAGTTTTTCACCAGCTGCAAAACCGCGCCATGTTTTAAAGCGAGGGAATCGCATGCTGTACACATCAGTGCTATCCTGATTCAGTGTAAGAGCATCTGCACGAACTTCACCAAGCTCATCGAGCACTTTATCTTTATTGGCCCAAATGTCGTCACGATCCTTATCGCTCCAGCCGCCACCAACGCTTACACGGATGAACTTGCCATCGTCTGTACCTTCAAACAACACTGCACCCATCTTGCCTGCGTTCTTGCCAGTGCCTTCTTCGACTGCAACTGCTTTCAAGGTAACTTCAATAAAAGGCTTGAGCTTCATCCAAGCAACCGTGCGCTTATTCACATAACCCGCACCTGGGTCTTTAAGCATGATACCTTCGTATCCGCCGGCGATTGCCAGTGCGTTGATTTCTTTGTAGCGGGCTTGACCTGCGTCAGTATCCAAGTCAACGAGTTCTTGCGCTACCACAGTAACGTTAGGCAATGCGGCTTCGTTTGACTCAAACCAAGTCTTCAAACCATGTGAGCGAAGTGTTTGTGCAACTTTAGAACCACCAGCATTAAACTCATCCAGCGTTACAATGTCAAACAAGTTGAGCACTGCATCGTTTGCGGTTGCGCTTGACTTACGGTGAATCTGCTTCATCAAATCTTGGAATGTACCTGACATAATCTCACCGTCAAGCACCATTGCGCTTTTAAATGTATGAGCAACCTTTGCAATCTGCTCTTTCACATGCGGAAAGTTTACAAGCTCTTTTCCATTACGACTATACTGGTCAACGCGGCCATCTGGATGCACCACTGTAATAACTCGGACACCATCAAGTTTGACTTCAATGAGCTTTTTACCAACCACTTTAGACTCATGATTCGCGCTATCGTGTGCAAGCTGACAGCTAAAAACAGGTATTGCATATTGTGGGAACTTCTTTTCAGTTACGCGATTGATGGTACCTTCAGTGAAACCAGCTCGCATGTCCTTGGTAAGGATACGCATATACCAGTCATTCCACTCTGCTTGAGTTGCAACAGATAAGCAAAGTTCAATTGCTTTCTTAGCGGCATCACCGGTGAGCTTGCGTGTTGCAAGATCATCTGCAAGTTTTGCAAAGGCAGTCCAAGGCAAACCTTGACCATCGGGGCCGCTGTGTTTGGGAACCTTCTTAACTCCAAATGTAATCATGGAGTCATAAGCAAGTCGCATGCCTGCAAAGAATGTATCGTTGCCAGCTTCAGCTTCTGCAAGAACAATAGCTTCTTTATTCAAGCGGCTTGGATGCTCTTCTAAACTGCGGATAACACGGTAACATTGTTCAGACATTTCGACTTCCTTAAAAATTTATTGGGGGCTTTGTGCCTGCCCCCGTTAGGCATAGGGGCCGATTAGGCTGCTTTAGTTTGATTGCCGTTCTTGATAAGGTCGGCAACTTTGCGCTTGGTACGCTTGGCCAGTTCCTCAGCAATGGCAACACCAGCGTGACCTGGAACGTTCTTGGCATGCAAGAACTCAAGTGCTTCGACCTTAGTCGCAGGTTTAGCCAACTCATAGAGCTGGATGTCAGTGTGACCGGTCTTGACCAAGGTCTTGATACGAGTCATGTCTGTTGCAAAACGAGCTTTGGTCTTGCCATCTTTAGTTGAATAGCCTGCCACGGTGAAAAGTTTATCTGTCATTTAAAATACTCCTGTGTGTGTATGTTACACGTTAGCAAGAAACCGCTTGCTGTCGGGCATGAACTTCTTGTCCATGTTCTTATTATACCGCAAAACGGACGGGCTGTCAACCGTTTTTTGGTAAAAATTCCAATTATTTTTCAAAATTTTGTCATGCCCAATTTGGCTAACATCAATTGACCCGTGAAATCATCGGGTAATAGTGCTTGCCCTTTAGGACCAATTTCCTGACTGTAATGGCTCACGTATTCGTAGCCTTTACGCTGTTTCTTATGGGCCGCATCTTCAACGTCCCAAACTCGGTCATAATGCTTGAAGGATAATGAACCTTTGGTACGACCCCAAAAGGATAACGCACCTTCGTCAGTTTTAGTCCAACCCCAGATCTTGTCTGAAGAGCCATCTTTAAAATGATACAATGCAATCATGGGCGACCTTTCAACAACCACATTACCACGTCTTCTTTGTCAACAAGGCAAACATCTTTGGAGAACTTGGTAACTGCTCGAGTAGTATTACTTTTGTCCATTAGGATCATTTTCAAACTACCACGGCCGTTTTCACGAGCTTTACCTAAGCCTTTGACTTGATAGATGTTGCTGTAAAAAACAACATAGTCATCAACTTTGATCTCACGATCAATCATGTCAGTTAGCACCGCACACCTCTGTTATGTGTTTACATGCACCGCGGAATGTAAATCCCGGGCAAGTGCAAGTCTTTGCATCTGGATCAATTTCATACACTGCACCTTTTGAACCTTCAACGCGGATCATGTTAGACTTGATCTTGGCTTTGAATGGATTCATCTTTAGTGCTTCAAACTTACGACCACGCTTGTCAAGGCGGAGTGGATTCTTAAAGTAAAACGCTTCACCTGCGCCCCACTTGATGTAAGCAACTGCTTTGTCGCCGTCCATGAGATACACATGGTTGGCCTGCACTGTTGCATCTTTCCAAACTGTTGTTTCGCGAACTGCTATCATAGTGAATCCCTTAGCTTTTGTACTTTGCGGGTGATCTTGAGATACTTGGGAAACAAGTCCGAACCATAAATGCTGCCACCTGCTTGCTGGACGATCTTGCTGGCTTCAATCTCCAAACGCATAATCTCTTCAGACTTTTGTTCACGAGTTAGGACTGCCATATTAGACCCCTTTGTAGAATTGAATTTCAACTGTAAATGCAGTGACAGCAAAGCCTTTAACTTGCGGATTACTGGGGCGACGGAAACCAAACATCTTTTCGCTTGATGCTACATCTAAATCCCAACCTGTAGCGTTTAGGATCATCATGCCAGCGATAGCAAGGATGCTCAAGGGCCAAAACAGTGCAAGGGTAAACACTACGCGGATATCTTCATTTGGTACACGGATAGCAAACAAGCTAATGAGTACGATAACGCCTACCAAATATGCTACGATCATTTCCATTTGTAACTCCTGTTTGTTGCTGTCTATGTGTTTATTATAGTGCATTAGGGCCAAATGGTCAACCGTTTTTTAGTATTTTTGCCAGATTTTTACCAAAAAAAGTGTTGTATTTTTGCAACACTTTTTGTAGTACTAAGTATTACCGGCTTAGCACTTCAAGTTGGAAGATATGTGCCAGTGCTTCTTCTAACTTTTCGTCAGGTGTAATCACATGCAGTTTTGTAAAGTGTCGATCTTTTGCTTTGTCGTAATATCGCACCTGTACAATTCGTCCACCGTTTGCTGGCAAGACACTAAAGTGGATAGCATCGTCCTGGCTACCTTCAAGTTGCTGATCGTCACGTTCAGCTTCATCATGGAAATGCAACTCGCAATCATCTTCATCGTCGCGCATTAGCCAGTTTCGAAATCTTTCTCTCAGTGAAATTTTCATTGGTATAGTTCTTTCTGGTTGTGCTTGTTTACTACCTGGGTGTCGTTTAATTGTATTACTACCAATCGAAGCTTGTGTCGAGAACATCCTGGCGCTCGCTCCAATCCGAATACTCGACAATGAACGCGGTATAGTCTGCATAATCAATTTGTACCTCAATGCTGTAATCTTTTAAGTGAGCACCAACATGTGCAACATGGGTAGTTTCAAGATTGTTGGTAACTCGTGCCAGGTGCGGCCATTGCTCTGCGTATGACATTATTCATCCTGTTCTGCTCTGCGACCATCAAGTTCGATTGCAAGAAGCTCTGTAAAAACATCTGTAAGACCTTGACGGTACAATGCTTTATAAATTTCAAACTCGGCTTCAAGCTCTGCGGTAGACCGTGACCTAATGTATTCTTGCATGTCGGCCACGGATTTCATTAAGCAGTTTCCTTTAGTGCGGCAAGTGCTTCTGCCAATGGCACCAAGCCATTCTTAACCAAACCTTCTGCACCGTAGATGCAACCTGCGTACCACACACCGTCCTTCATGATGTAGTAATACTCGGCGCCGCAATCTTCCACACGCTCCAAGAACTTGGCAAAGCTGTCATCAGTGCGGAAGTCAACATTCTTCTCGCCGCGATCACGACCGTAGAAAACAGTGATGTCATCTTGGGGCTTTTCAAAGCTGTGCTCAACACCTTCGGGGATTTCAAAATTCTTACGCAGGCTTGAAATGTCGCCAAGTGCCACAATGTGATTGGCTTGCGAGCTGTCGTAATGCTTTTGCAAAATGTCGCCGTTGTAATCCAAATAACCATCCCAGTGGCAATAAACTGATTTGCAATTGTCACCGTGCATAACACCAATTCGACTACGTGTACCCATTTTTGACTCCTGTTTGTTGCTGTGTGTGTTTATTATAGCGTATCTGGCTCAACCTGTCAACTAAAGTCCTTACTTCTGTGCGGGCTTTTGTTTGGCTTCTTTTTGTGCAATCTTGCCGGAGTATGCGTTGGATGCTTTGTGGATAAGGCCCGTTGGGGTGATAGTAACTGTGCCAGTTGCAATTTGGTAAGTGTTTTTCATGTGAGCCTTTGTGTTGTTTAAGTGTTTATTATACTGCGAGTTGTCCGAACTGTCAACCGTTTTATTGTTGTTTATTTGCAACAACTCCAGAAAACAATATTACCAGTCCTAGCATTGCCAGGCCAAACTGTGCCATCAGATTGCAGTTAGGATCTATTTCAATGGTACCAACTGCACCAAAGACAAGCATAAATCCAATGAACATACGAATTACACCTTGCATTTTTAACTCCTGTTTGTTGCTGTCTATGTGTTTATTATACAGGTCCAGGGTCAAATGGTCAACCGTTTTCTGAGCTTATTTTGTTGTATTTTTACAACATTCGTGAAACTTTACTAAAGTATTATCTACTAAAGTACTACTTTTAGCCCCCAAACGCAGACACCAACCCCACAAACCCAATTGCAATTGATACAAAATTAACTGCCATTTGTGGCTGGTTTTTTACACGAACGGACCAGATCAAAAATGCCACAGTGCCCAAGGCAAAGACCACAATATTGTAAGGATATACACGCGGCCCAATTGCATTCAATGAGTGCCCTGCAATAATCAACACTGCCCCGATCCACTGTAGCACTTGATCAAGATCCGGTTTCATTCAGGCACTTTGGATGTGTGTTTCACACTAACTGATTCAGAGTAATAGCCGTTAGACGTACCCAACCAGCGAATGTCTACATAACCCTTGAAGGTTGCAAACTTGTAGAAAGTCCATGTGTATGACTCTGGTTCATACTTAAACACATGGTCTGCAGGTGTGTCGCCTGAAGATTCCTCTGCAATTAGTATTGGTGTGTTCACCAAGTCTTCAATGTCACCAACGATGCTTTCGATGTATACCGATTCGCAACAATCTTGTTGATGGCAAAACACATACCGGTCAGTGGCGTTTTCAAACACCAATTCATCACCATTTACTTGCACAATAGGAAATATTGATCCCACCATGTTGCGTAATGCTTGTTCTGTTGTCAAATATCGCATTTTAAATCCTTACCATAATATGGGTTCATGTGTGCGTTCACCTTGCAACACTTTTATCATTTCATCTTCCTTGGCATACACCAAGCGTTTACTTTCCAAGGTGGCCCAACGAACATCATGTTCAAGTTCTATCCATTTCTGTACTGCTTCGTAACTGCCCCAAGCCACAGGAGGCGTGGTATCCCGAATCCAACCAACCAGCGCCTTAAGAGCAGGAATGCTGTTAGCAGAGTGACTGCAATCCATTGCCCTCATAAAGTCATTTGCCAGTACCGCAGTAAAAAATGAACCGGGACTAAACCCACAAACAAAATAGTTGATCATGGGCTCGGCATAATCTTGTGGTACCCTCCAATCAACAAAGGTATTCAAGAATCTGTTGCGACTATAGTCTCCCAGTTTCATGTCACTCTCCACAGATTTGAACAATGACTTTGCCAAAGGCATGCGAGTCTTTGTAGACTTCATCCGTGTAGTCAAAGACATCGCAGTAGTCGAGGTTACTTAGATGCCTCAGATCATTTACGATTTCCGCCACGGTTTTTATCGATCTCATGCTGCACCGCCTTTCTGCTCTGTGATGCCGTGGGCGGCTTCGATGGCTCGTTCTTCCACTTCCCAAACATACATTGGGTCCCGTCCGAGGGTTCTGTATGCAAGAAACGTATCGCGGTAGGCATCTTCTGCATTCTTTGCCATACGCCCCGCCCCTTCTTTTGTCCGACTCACACCGATAATCGAATGGAGCCGCGAGACACCATCGTGGTGAGGCGTTCTGTCTTTTTTGCCGTCTGGTGTTTTTCTGCGGTAATTACACACAGCAACAAATACTAGACTATCAGCCACAGGCTCCTGCATAGGTGCTGGCTGTGCTACGCGATCTTTCTCAATCGCACGCGCCACAATCATTGCCTGCAACTCGGGTGAACCGTATTGGGATGGTGCTGGCTGTGCTGCGGGTGCTGGCTGTGCTGCGGGTGGCAATGGTTGCCAGCCAATGTAAGCCGACCCATGACCGAAAATTCGATCATCGCTGCTCGTGAAGCGCCCACCTTCGGCACAGGGTGTCCACTCGCAGACATCAACAAGCCCTTCTCCGTTTTTACAGAGAATTCTTGCGGCGTTCTTGGGCGCAGTGTCCATCGGCATCCAGCCAACAGGCTTCTGCACAGGTGCCGAAAGGGCTAGCTTGACGGCGGCGATGGCTGTGTCTACTTCTTCAAACCGGTCGTGACTGTTAGCCATTTTTTCCAACGCCTCCAACGCCATCTTCAATGCTTCGTCTTTTGTGTGTGTCATTTGTTCTCCATTTCTTTGCAAATGTGCAGTAGTTCTTCTGTTTGAGCTTCTTTTGCAGCAGCATAAGCAGCAGAAGCAGCAGAAGCAGCAGCATAAGCAGAAGCAGAAGCAACAGGGGAAGCATAAGCAGCCTCAGCAGAAGCATAAGCAGCAGCATAAGCAGCAGCACGAGCAGCAGCATAAGCCCAGGGCCTGGCTACTGAATCAGCAGCATAAGCCGCATCATAAGCCTCTTTCAACTCCGCTTCTGTAGCCAATCCATGCGCAAACTTTTCAGCCACATCCAAAGCCGCAACAGATCGCGGGTCAGTCATCAAGTGCTGAACCTGCCTTGCGCACCAAACTGCGAACAAGCGGATTTCTTTGTCTCGCCCTTCAACTGCGCGAAGGCACCAGATTGCATCATCAAGTCCGTTGCTTTCTAGCACCGTCAGAATCGACAGAGGCTCGTCGTCTGCCTTTGTCTTTCCCAAGTGTTGGAGAAGTTTGGTCCAGCCTTCAGTGCAAGGGGATTCAGCTCGGATTTTGTTGAGAGTTGTTTTCATGTCTAGCCTTTCTGTTGTTTGAGTCCACGTGACTCAATGGTTGATGTGTTCCATGTCTGTCCTTGCTGCTGACTATGTGTTTATTATACAGGTCCAGGGCCAAATGGTCAACCGTTTTTTGGTATTTTTGCCAGATTTTTACCAAAAAAAGTGTTGTATTTCTACAACAAATGATAGTACTTGAGTATTACCGGCTTTGCACAAGGGTTGAAATCAGCTTATTGCAGTAGTCAACACATTGCCACCGCTTTGAGGTGTGCAGTCAGACTACACCCAGTAAGACCTGCAAGATGCGAATGAGTGTACCTTGTCGTGGCCGCCAAGCTTCAAAGTCCTTGCCACAATCAGTCTGCGACTGCCGTGTGGTTGTGAGCCAGACTCCCGATACAGCGCAGACGCCAGTCTCAAACGATCCGCAGCGGTGGGCACATGTCATGCATGTGCGTGGTACTGGTATGCTCATGTTGCACTCCCGTTCTTTTCCTTGAGTTTGGTTTCGATGGCTCGGGCAAAAGCCAGCAATTGCTCATCATAAGCACTAGACTGCATCGCAATCTCCGCAAGTTCTTCTTCACTCAGCCCAACGAATTGCCGCTGTGCTGCGGGCGGGGGTGGCTTTCAGCGCAAACAGGTGGCGAATCCAAAGCTGTGCGCTCACCGCTGGTCAGCGAAGGTGACGCACATTCTAGCGCTACGCTGCGGATGCACCCAGTCACTCCCTCATGACAAGAAAATGAGCAGTCGCATTCGCCGCAGCCAGTCCACGCCACAGACTCCTGCACAGGTACCGGCGCTGTGCAGTCAGACAGCTGGACACGCGCAGGCCATCCACAATCAAGGTCTCCCGCTGCAACATGGAGTGCCCCAAGCTCTGCCCCGCACTTTACGCAAAAAGGTGCTGCGGGGCGAACGGGTACAGGTGCTGTCTGTGCCGCTTCGATGGCGGTGCGCAGAATATCTTGCGCTAGATGCCCAAGTCCTTGTTCAAGGGCTGTAAGCGCCTGCTTCATTACGTTCAGTTGTGTGTTCATTTCAGTTACCTTGCTGTTTATGTGTTTATTATACCGGATTTAGGACCAACTGTCAATAGGCTTCTGCGTAATAAGTCCAAACACCTTTAGGATATTCGCTAAAGGCCCAACTGACCCTACGGTTACCACAATCGCATCGACGATCGTTGCCGTCCCAGCCATCGCAAGTCTCACCTTCGTCCCACGCATCAGCACAGTTCTGCCCATCAAACTCCACGGTGTTCCATGTGTTGGCCATCTCTGCTGACTGTGCTGTAGCTGCCGCTTCTGCTTGTTCACGGGTTGCATAGGTAGTCATTTGTATTCCTTTACCAAACGATCCATTTCACGATCGAAACCAACGATAGCTTTTGTCTTGTACTTGAGTGCCCGAAGAGCCCAACGGTTGCGTTCTTCTGCGGTTTCTGCGAACTCGGACATACCTGCCCGGGCATCAGCCTTTTCAATCAAATCAACTACTGTGCCTAATGCAATGTAAAACATGGATTCAACTTTCATTTGCTGCTCCTGCTGTGTTGCTGTTTATGTGTTTATTATAGCGGATTTAGGACCAACTGTCAACCATTTTTAGTCAAAAAAAAAGCGTTGTATTTCTACAACGCTTTTAAAAAGTACTACTTAGGGTTTAAAACGCATCGTAGTAGCTGAAGCTCTTTTCTTTGATCTTGTTCAGTGTAAGGGTAATACCTTCACTATTGACAAAAACAAACTTAGAACTTGCACCAGCCTGGCTTTCAATCTTCTTCAAGTCAGAAGCATTGAATCGAATACGTTTCCATTTCCAATCGAAGTCGCCGTCTTCGTCCTTTTCGTCTTCGTACTCCTTGACATTCAACTCTACTTGGGTTTGAATTGGGTTACCACTCCATTCACTACGGTCCATGTCTTCGGGCTTGACTTCTTCGCCTTCGCGAATCATCTTGAAGGTAAATCTATCGCCGCCATCAAACTCAGGCTTCACGTTCAGCATACGAAGTGCATCCTGAGGAGCTTCATCGTAGCGGTTCATTTCTTCGACTGTGGCTTTCAACATGTCAAAGTTAAACTGGCTAAACAAACTTGCGATTTGGCACAGTTTTTCAGTGTGCTTTTGCAAGTCGGGCTTCAGGTTGTCTTGGCAGTATTCTGTAATGAAGTTAGCATCAAGACCCTTGTAGTCAATCATGTAGAACAAGCGACCTGGACGATTGCGCATGTGTTGGTTCACACGCCACTTGTCGTTACAAGTTAGAACAAACAACTTCTTGCTTGGGAATACACCATCCAGCAAGGTCAGGGCCTTTTCTTGGTCATCTTCATCATACACTTTTTCAAACTCATCAAACAACACCATGCAAGGCTGTTCGATCATTTGCATGAACGCATTAAACTTGTCGCCGACCCAAGGTGCATTGATAACAATGCAAGGAATGCCCCAACGCTTGGCGGATTCAATTGCCAAGTTCTTGGCCAACAATGACTTACCAGAACCTTTTTCACCTGCCAGCATAACACCTGTACTTGCAGTACGATCCATAAAAGTAGCCAAGATGCGATCAGTGTTCCGCTCAAGGTCGCCGTAACGCTTGCCCTTGATTTCAAATGACTCGATATGCTCCAAATATAGTGGGCCATCCATGGGCATTTCTTTGACCACGTAGTTACCAGCAGGCAGTGCTTCATGGAGATCCATGGCTTCTTTAGTAGAGACTCGGAATGTGTTGCCAGATTTCAAAAAGTAAGACATGTAAATCCTTTGCTTATGTCTTTGTTGCTATATGACTATTATACAACGGGCAAACAGTTTTGTCTACCCGTTGTTGTAACTTATTTGCGAGCGTTTGCCCGAACTTGGTCGAATGTGATTTCTTTTACAAGTTTGCCATCGCGGTATACTTCTTCCAGTACGTTAACAAAGTCACCAATGGCCTTGTCGTGCCATCCGGTTGGGCGAGCAACTGCACTCACATACTCGCCACCACTCTTCCAAAGTGTAACACGTCCTGCTTTAGACTTTTTACCCGGATCAGTAACAGGATCTTTCTGGACATCTACCCAAGTTCCGTTGATACAGGCTGAACTTGCTTTTAGGGCAAACTTTTGAGTATCACGATCAATTGCTTGCAGTAGGGCGCCGCCCATACCAAAAGCAATGTTGTCAGCACTCCAGCCCATGGCCATGAACGCACCAAGGATTGAGCGAACTGTAAGCTCGTTGATACCATCGCCCTGAATAAGTCTAACATTGTTTAATACCTTGAAGCCCTTGGCGTTTACTGTGTATCCGAACTTTTCGCCCAAGATCTCAACCAGTCGACGATTAACTTCGACTGGATCGCCGGAGTCAGGACGAATAACGACAAACCCACCAGTTTTTCCGTGGTCTTCAATCCTCTGTTTGATTTCAATGTCGTCTCCCAACATCTCACAAAACTTAAAAACATCATAAGAGTCTGCTACCATTGCAAAGATTGCACCTGGTTTAGCAAACTGATCCAGCATATTCATTACATATTTCTTTTCGCTCATTTTAAAACTCCTTTAAAAATTAAATGCCTGAAGTCTATCTTCAGGGCTTCCAATCAATGAGTACAAAATTACACCCATTAAAATCTTTACTTTTCTGTCGATCTGATGTAAAGGTAGAACCTTTTATAGCAGATTCCCAGACACTAGCCGGGCAGTTGAACTTCTGAATAAATTCTTGCTTACCGCCCCAGAATGTAAATCGTTCAGTGCCATCAGCATTATAGCATATAAACTTTTTATCGTTGGCCCTTTTGTACTTCTCAGTATCCATTGTACCTTTAGGGATGTTCACAAACTTTTGTTGTTCAATTTCATAAACTGTTGTCCACCCAGTAGTTCCGACAATGTGTTGTCTAGGATCAACCAGTTCAGCAAGAACTCTAAAACTTTTACCTGTCAATCGATCTTTGACCATTGTGGTACCGGATCCGTTTGGCAGGTATCGGTCTTTGTGTGCGTAGTATTCATTCTGAGTTATGTGTTGAGTTATACCCAACACTTTATCATATGCAGTTATTTTTCCTTTGTGAACCCCAGACAAGTTCTTTGTTATAAACTCATCTTTGGTCACATATTGTTTCTTCCCATCTTTTACTGCTACAATACCACCAAACACTTTTTCGTGTATCGCCGAATTGAAATCTTCTGTTGGAATCGATGATGTTAGCCCCGTACTATTCTCTCTAACTGACACTCTCCTTGTAGATGCAGTATTATACTTGTCTTTATTAGTACGATATTCTTCTACACTCACCCGCATTTTATCACCCGCTGTCTTCAAGTATACTTGCACGGAACCCGAAGTCGGGTAACGATGTATAGTTTTATCAAACTGATCAACAGGTATTCGGGTGAATAATCCGGGAGTTGTTAGTAATTCGACTGCAACCGTTCCTTTTGTACACCATCCAGTTCCACCTAATACAATGTTGTATGTATCACTTCGTTTAATGAAATCCTCATTCACTAATTCTGCTTCTTTGCGGTCCATATCTTCAAAATTATCATATACGAACAAAATCTCTTTACTGAATACATCTCTTCCATGTTTAGATAACGCATTTTGGATTCTAGTACCAGAACCCATATATTTGTCATCCAAATTATCGGTGATGTGCTGTCCGATGTAGATTTGATTTGTTTCTTTATTGGTAATTTTGTAAATAGTATAAAACATATAAACTCCTTGTTATATTGTATATATACTATTTATGCCGCAGAGCAGTAATTACTTCCCAAAAGAGGTAGAAATAGAGTGTTCACTTGCTGGAATTGAGAACCCAGCAATGCCAGCATTGTAATACTCACGAGCAAATAAGATACCGCTAATAGTATCTGTGCCCATGAAGTTGACCAAGTGGGCTGCTCCGCCGATGCCAGCACTTTCAAGACTCGATACGCCACGAGCACCGAAATCATGTAGTTTAAAATCAATAGCAGTAGGGTCACCAGTACGCTCCAAATAGTCAAGAATGACTTGTTTAATTGTGTAAGATTGTGTTGCTACAGTAGTACCGTACCACACTGCACGAAGCAAGGCAGTTTCCAACCAAGTAGTCAACCAGAAGCAGTTGGGGTCTGTGTTTTCGATAGTGGCCAGGACATTTTTGACTGGAACGACTGTTCCTTCTGGCACGGATCGAATAACAACTGGGAGGTATCCGTCGCGCTTGTCAAGAATGTACTGCCATCCTGCTCGGTTGAAAGGCTCACCGTGTGCGGTAAGGATTTCATCAGCGATGTCGATATCTGCTTGAGTGATTGGTTCGAGCAAGTACTCTTTGATAAAAGCCTGGAGTCCGAACATAACTGTTCGATCGTAACGGCCCCCGCGACTCTCGATATACGAGTATACACCTGTAGTACCTGCTGGGTATTGTTTGAACATACTGACTTTATAGCTGTCAGTATTAAGTATTAGATTTTTTGCGAGTTTCATAATAAAGTTCCTTTATCAAATTTGCCCTGGGTCTATCCCTGGGACTTGCTTCTATTATAACAAGGTTTTTGCACCTTGTCAACCAAATTCTACCACAGTAACGCTACCGCCCTGAGCAGAAACAATGTCATCGAACCACTCTAGTAGTCCCATGATCCGTTGCACATCACCACCGGCTAGGCCCATTCCAATCATAGGAAAGCCGAAGTTTTTTGTTCCGTATAAGTGCCCAAGTTTGCGAAGGATTAGTTCAAAACTGGTATACTCAAATACATCGTTACTTTGACCTTTTCTGTTAAAGTCAAATTGAGTGTAAGCGTTGATAATTGTAAATTTACCTGTATCAAAATCAGTCCAATTACCCAGCTTACCAATGTCACCTGACATGGTTTTTGAGTCTGCTTCATATGCACCAGGATATTGTTCTTTGATTTGACGTGCTATACCAGACCCCATGGTGCAGAAACAATTGCAACCTTGTACAATTGCATCAAACTTGCCTTGCTCGGCAAGTGTTAGGAGGTTGCCTTTAGTCAGCTTTAACATATGGCACTTTCTTTAAAAGATCGTTAAGTCGTTCAGCACACTTTCGGATGTCTTCGCTGAGTTGCCCTGTACCAATTTCGCGTTCAACTGTTCGGGCAACATTGTGCAGTTCAGCGACTGCATTATCAAGATTGTTATTCATAACATAAACCTTAAAACAAAAACACCATTCAATGCACTGGCAAACATATTAAGCCACCACCCCCAACTCCATTGCTCACAACTTTGTGCAACTTTCCAACTGAAATACACAAAGAAGACATTTAGTAAAATAAACCAGTTCATTCTTCAACTCCGAAATGTTCTTTAATCTCGGCAACCATATCCCGTGCTACTTCGCTGGTGTTGTCAGTTGCTCCAATTGGGTCGTCAATGCCCATATCCCATTCGGATACTTTAGCGATACATTCCTGAACAATCAACTCGGCGAACTTTTCCAGATGAAAGTCGTATTCACCGGCAGTAAATTTACCAGGTCGCGGCCACACACTTACAGTAGCCTCTTCCCACATTTCTTTAATTCGTTCGTTCATTGCCATTCCTCTGGTTCTGGTTTTGCTGAAACAAACTCCCAAAGACCGTCTTCCTTTAACTCATCAATTATATCTTGCAATTCACCGGACCTATTCAGTTCGGTAAAAGATCGAGATTCCGCATCATAGACTCTAACTATCCACCACTGTTCATTCATTCTTCAACCTCCGAAATGTTTCAAAATCACAGTATCAGGCAATGAATTAATCTCGCCACAATCCCTGATATAATGTTCCACACGTTCTTGACATTCCGCCACAATCAACTCGGCGAACTTTTCCATGACAATTTCTCGATAATCCTTGCCGTGATATTCAAATACTTCGTTTGCGTATTCAGCAGCCTGATTTTTAAGTTTTAGAATTCGTTCGTTCATTTTCACATTCCTAATTGATTTAGATAAATAATTATAGCACAAACGGTAATTTGTGTCAACAAAAATGTCCCTCGCGGAACGGTAATTCCCAGGGACTCTAACGCTACAGAGGAGCAATCAGCAATGTATTTATTCATATACAAGACCACCCACAAAAACGGCAAATACTACATAGGTCGCCATCAAACAGATAACCTGAATGACGGGTATCTCGGTAGCGGTAAGTGGGTTTCCGCCATCAAGGACAAAACCACACTGACCCGAGAAATCATAGCAGAGGCTAAAACTCTTGAAGAACTTTATGATCTTGAAGAATATCATATTTCTCTCCATTATGGAAAACCAGAATGTATGAATATGAAGCGAGGCAGTGACGGCAATACCAGTGAAGATGCTAAAGAGTTCGCAAAAAGAATGATTGAAAATGGAACCCACAATTTTCTTGGCGGCGATCTTCAACGAAGGAGAATCACTGATGGCACCCACAATTTTCTTGATGGTGAAATTGCTAGTAAATCTAACGCCAAGAGAATTGCTGAAGGCACTCATAACTTACAAGGCTCCAACAATCCGACACATCGCAGAATTCAAGATGGCACTTATCATATGTTTGGTGAGAACAATCCTGCCGTTCAACGAGTCAAACAAGGCACCCACAACTTTCTTGGCCCAAAAAACAATCAGCGAAGGATTGATAATGGTTCTCATAACTTTCTGGGGCCCAGTGCTCCATCGCAATTCGTATGGCATTGCGATGCCTGCGGTAAGACAGGCAAGGGTAAAGGAATATTCACTAGATTCCACGGTGTCAATTGCCGCCAATCGTAGAGCCTACTGCCCATTCAATCATGTCGGCGTGATCTTCAAACAGTTCTTCTCTCTTTAGATCAGAGATAGGCCGCCAGAGTGCCTTTTCAGCATCGTCACTGCCTTTTACCTTGGGCAGTTCACCATCGGGCAATACAATTTTGAAACAGTGTGTAATGATACGACCACGTGGGCTACGATCCACAGCATCAAACACACGATTGTCAACAATGCTACCACGCAGTACAGGACCGGGCACTTTAATCATTGTTTCTTCACGCAGTTCACGAATAGCTGCATCTAATACTGTCTTGTCAGTGTTTGCGTTGACGTAGCCACCGGGCAATGCCCACAGGCCACGGCCAGGTTCAGCACGGCGTTTAATCATCAACACGTGGCCTGAACAGATAACAACCGAATCGGCAGTAGAGAAGATTGGAGGGTACTTCAAGCTGGCGTATTGTTTGGCGTGCTCAATCAAAAACTCACGTTCACGAATAATCTGTTCGTACTCGGCAGTATCTTTAAAAGCATCCAAGTACACGAATGTAGTTTCAGGAACCACGTTGCGAATGAACTTCATATTGCAATCACGCTTGAAGTACAAGTCACGAATGTTGACTGCACTAAGAGGTTCAATCTCATCCACGTTCTCGTAGCCCCACTGTGGGAACATATCCAAGTAGAAAGAGCTTTCGTCTTTCTTGTGGCCAATGATAGCAATTCGTTCGCCAGGTTGTGTATTCTTGGCAACAATGGCTTGAACACGAACTGCCCAGGCTTGGTCATTGTACATTGTGTCAATGTTGGACTCTACTGTGATTTGCAATGCAAGGCCGGCAGTTGCGGCCTTGATCATACGTTCGCGCTCTTGCGAAGTAAAGGGGTT